TTACATCATTGAATTGATTCTTATGCTTGCTTTAACCATTGCCATTGCTACTACATCACTTAAGTGAAAGTCTTTAGGCGCATGGTGTGTGTTTTGGCTGACAAGCCTAATCCATTCTTCACCCTTTTCTGATTTTTGAACAAACTTCACGACGGTAGTAAAATCATCATCGATCTTAACTGATAATATGTACATTTCTCCGAATAAAATCCCGTCTGTCATATCAAAAAGCCTCTTGTAGATAGCAATGTCTCCGCTTTTAAGGAGAGGGTACATACTATCGCCAGTGATGTATAATGCTCCATCACTCTTAGGTAAATTCGGGATAGTTATGTAGTCTATAATGTTCTGATGACCCTCGAATACTTTGGTCAGACTTGCAGCGCCCAGGTGATCATACAATGGAATGCGTTGTAACTCTTGACGTGTGTCAGTTCTTAACACATATTCACTCGTGGTTTCCACCTCTTTTTGTGTTAATATCATATCCCCCTCCTCCATGAGTATCCAATCCGTATTAAGCTCGGGATATGATTTTTTCATAGTCATAAGATTTTCTATTGAAAGATTTTTACGGTTTCCCTTAATATCATTTATGCCAGCTGGATTGGTATTTAAAATCGTGGCCAATTCCACCTGAGAGGCTATTTTTCCCTCTTTTTTAAGGTAATTAAAGAACTCAAAAAGTCTATCGTTGTGGGTCATCGTCAGTATTATTTTATGAAAATCTCATATTTAAATTTGTTTATATGAGATTTTCATATTATCATTGTGCTATTAATGGAACAAATATAGAATAATATGCAAGAAAAATTCATCAAACATGTCCAGGCTGATTCGAAGACCAAAATTGATTTCACGCCAACAAACGAGACAGAAAAAAATCATTTAAAAATATTGATGGAATTACTTGGAATGAAACGCAAGGGTGATTGGCTTTTAGTCGGTGAGATGTGTGAGATAAGTTCAAAGAATGCGGAAGTAGCATTTAGTAGAGTTTATTCAAAGCACCATAACATGGTGGTCGATGCGCTGGGAAAAGTGATTGAGAACAGAAAACAAATGCTTAGTAAATAATCGTATGCAATTTTACAATAATACCCTAAGTATATCATATGGCGAACTGGTTGACAGAAATGCTGCCCCTAACATTGTAGGAGAAAACGCACTGATCTCTCGTTACGATTATGTTAATCTTAAAAATGCAAAAAAGTTAAAATCCGTCCGTAAAGGTTGCAGGAGCAATGAGGCTTTATTTGAGTTTGAATCCCTGCCAATGGAACTTCAGCAGAAAGCAGCATCGAAACACAAGGATGTTGTTAAGACTGCTCAGCAAGAACCTGTAAAAAAAATCCTTCAACAGGATTATAAGGCTCTTAGCTTCTTCACAAACTACACCCTTCCCAATGGTGAGCATCTAAAAGAAAACACGATCAGAGAGTATACTGCAACTGCTGCTGCATTAAACACTATAATTAAATTACAAAGCGATTCAAAGGCATGGCGACAAGCTTTAGGTACAGCTTCTAAACAAGTTGGTGCGCTTACAAATTTGCTTGATCTGCTAGCATCCTTGCAGCCTAAGTGGGGATGGAAATTGCCTTCTGGTGAAAAGGCTGTTAAGTTGAAGATTGCTAAGTACAAATCTCTAGGTTATGCAGGACTTATTAGCGGTAAGCTTTGCAATGACAACGCTGCTAAGGTTGCGGAATCTGAGCAAGAAGCTGCATTGCGTAGGTTCATGGCATTAGGTCGGAATTTCGATGATGTTCAGGTGATGAACTTCTATAACGTCGCTGCAAATATTGCAGGATGGAAAAAAATAAGCAAGGACACTGTAGCACGTAGACGTAGCGACTGGCAGATGTACACTGATGCCGGCTCACGTGGAAAAATAAACCATGATAACACCCATGCTATGCAGGTTAAGCGTAGAGCCCCGAAAGCACCATTGCTTTACTGGACAGTCGACGGTTGGTTAGTAGAATTGCTTTATCAAAAGACGAGTACAAACTCCAAAGGTCATAATGTTACAACTTACCACAACCGGTTAACCGCTGTTATCGTCCTTGATCCATGTAATAAATACCCTGTTGGGTATGCAATTGGTACTCAGGAATCCCCTGCGCTGATCAGAATGGCATTGAGAAATGCCGTAAAGCACACAGAAGAATTATTCGGCAGCATGCACCACGTGAATCAATTACAAACGGATCGATACGGTAAAGGTACGTTAACCCCATTCTATGAAGCTATTTCGACGCACTACACACCAGCACGTGTAAAAAATGCAAAAGCAAAGGTGATTGAGCCGTATTTCAAGCACCTCAATAAAAGCCATTGCCAGTTGCGACCAAACTGGTCAGGGTTTGGAGTTACAGCCCGTAAAGAAAACCAGCCAAATGTAGAGTTGCTAAACAAAATTCATCACAGTTTCCCTGATCAGCAAGGCTGTTTCGATCAGATCGTTGAAATGATTGAGGCGGAAAGACGATTAAAAGTTGATGCCTATGTTGCAGCTTATGACACACTGGATGAAGAATGCAGGTTTACATTATCAAATGAAGAATTTCTGTATAGACTTGGTGAGACTTCCGGTAATACCAACAGGCTTTTAGGCAACGGAATCAATCTTCAAATCAATAAACACAAGTTTGTTTACGACACATTTGAACCAGCTTTCAGACAGCATAGAAATGAAGATTGGGTACTTCGCTACGATCCTACGGATATGAGCAATGTACTTGCTACCAGCAAAGACGCTTCATTGCGATTCATGCTCGAAGAGAAGTTTGAACAGCCAATGGCATTGGCAGAACGTACAAATGGCGATTCTGAACAACTTCACAAGGTGTTCAATTACAATAACGCTTTGATACAAGATATTCTTGAGGTTCAGCAGAATGATTTTGACGAGTTGGAAAAACTCTTTAATCGTGTGCCAGCCATTGAGCAAACCCTTGGCAAACTTCTACTCACAGATAGTGATGGTCAGCATAAAGACAATCTAAGCCACGCCAGATTGATACAGCAAACCACCAAAAAACAAAATCAGATCGAACAGAAAGCGGAAAAGCAGGCTCAACAAGAGCAGCTATCAAAACGTGAAGCTTATCTCGACGCAAAAGTTAACATCAACGATTTCTTAAACATTAACAAATAGCCACCATGAATGATAATTTAAAAACACAGATAGTTAAAGCATTTGAAACTTGGATGCTCGCACATCCAACGGTATCTCAGAACGATGTTGCATCCAGTGCGGAAATCAACGCAGGCTATTTGATTAACATGAGGAAATTGGACTTTTTTGTAAAGTCAGGTTTGAACAAAACAGCGATTAACGAAAAGTACTTTATCAGACTTGCAAAGTATATCAACTTCGAACTGTCCGCAAGCTACTGGAACACTATGCCAACCATTCAGCTAAAAGATATGGTTGCCTCATTGTCAGTTGCAAAAGAAGCTTTGGACACAGCTGTCCTGATCGGGGAAACCGGTAGCGGTAAAACCTTCAGTTTGGACAAGTTCAAAAGCCAATTCCCTACAGATGTCTTCACCGTAAAGGTTGGTTCTTCTGATAATCTAAAAGACCTTATAGGCAAGGTGCTCAATGCTGTAGATGTAGAGCGTCCGATGAACACAACTTCTGCTAAGATCGGCCAAATCGCTCTGCGCTTGAAAATTCTTCGTGAAAAGGGCTACAGTCCGATGCTCGTATTTGACGAAGCAGAATATATGAAGTATCCAGCTCTTTGCGCATTTAAGGAGCTCTACGACAATCTAAGCAAAGAATGCGCACTCGTATTAATCGGCACCAATGAGTTGCTTACAACGCTTGAAAGATTGCAAAGACACAATAAGCCGGGGGTAGCCCAGTTGTTTCGAAGAATCAAGTTCAAAATTCACCATCTACCTAGTATTGACAGACGGTTTACACTCTTTTTAGATGGTGTTCAACCAGAACTTAAACGCTGGGTTCAGGCGAACTGTAATAATTACGGTGAGCTACATGACGTGATGGTTCCTGCCATCACAGAGGCTGAAAAATCAGGACAGCCATTGACTTTGGGACTTGTAAAAACAGTATTGGGAATATGAAAAGGGCCATCTCACCCGCTGAACTTCTGGCCATAAAATTTGAGGAATTCGATTTTGCGGGACAATGGTTTGAGGCTTTCGATAAGCCGGAAACAAACGGTGTATGGTTCATTTGGGGCAATAGTTCCAATGGAAAAACAGGGTTTACTTTAAAGCTGCTCAAATACCTCACAACATTTGACGAACCTGGGAAGAGAACAAAGGGGCGAAAAGGAATTTACAATAGCTTGGAAGAAGGTAGGCGAAAAACGATGCAGGATGCCTTTAGGGAATCCAATATGGCAGAAGTGACCGGAAGAGTGATCATGGTTCAAGAGAGTATTGAAGAGTTGATTATAAGGCTTAAAAAGAAGGGAAGCCCACAGATTGTAGTACTTGATAGCATCCAGTATGCTGGCCTGTCATTCTTGCAATTCCTTGCCCTGAAACGAATGTTCCCAAACAAATTATTCATTGTCCTGAGTCAGGCAGAAGGACGAAAGCCAAAAGGCCGTATGGCAAACGATGTCATGTTTGATGCAGACTTGAAAATTTGGGTAGAGGGACACAGGGCATACTCAAAAGGCCGGTACATCGGAAAAAAGGGCTATTACACTAATTGGATTGAAGGTGCTGCCAAATACTGGGGGCAGGAAGCAATTTAACAACATGAAAACATTAACTAAGAAAACCCACATCGCCAAAGTAAGGCAGGCAAACCGTGAAGGTATTCAGCAGGTATGTCATTTACTACAATGCAGTGAGCAGGACTACTGCAATTACATATTCGACCAGTACTGCAAGTTCATCGAAGACCGGTACAAAGGATTTCCTGATGTGGTCGCAAATAAAATATTGTTTTCCCCTGTCTTCAGAGGTGTATTTAACAATGCGGTTGCGAGCCGTGACGAAGCGGAGTTCATTCCTTTTGCAGTTGACGTGACCGAAGAGATTACGATTGTCAATTCATCTGGTGACTTAGATGTCATTGAAGCAATACCCCTGGGCGGTGACTACTTGGTTTATGAGTGGATGCAGATTCACTCCTATAAACGCCTGCTGATGGATGATCAGTTTATAAACCAATTCGAACACTGTTTAAACCTCATTTAAATCATGGAAAACATAGAAAAACCAAGTTTTCAAATGATGCCAGATCACGCCGGAAGATTCTCGGTGATGATTACCCCCGAAAGTATTCAAGAGTCCGCCTGCTTTGTCTTCGGCATCAGCAAAGAGGTGATGGAAGGTGACGGTCGAAAAAGACCTGCACCTGATTGCAGGCGAGTGATCTGCTATTTGATTGACAAATACACCGGAATGAAGCCACCCCGTATCGCAAGATACATAGGTAATAAAGATCGTTCAACTGTATTCTCCTGCATCGAATCATGTAAAGACTTATGCAAGGTTAACCCAGAATTCGCAGCGATGGTGGTACGTGTAGAGCAAAGATTGGAGGGGTCATGCGCATAACATTAAATCATAGTCAGGCAGAAGGGATGTTTAACCTAATCACCTACCTGTTGACTAATAATCCTTACAAGGATAGAGCAGAAAAAATACAGGATTTGCTAGTATCTGAAGTCAGGCTAAAACTCAGAAATAAGTTAGAAGCAAGGAGCCAAAAGGGAGGGTATTCAATCACGATTTCGGAAATACAGGCATTAGCCCTTGAAGAATGGCTCATACTGCAAACACCATTTCTTGAGCCTAAAAATTTCGGATATGAGGTGAACGAAGCTACCAAAATCACAAATCAAATAAATAACACATATGGATAGGATTACCGAACTAGACCAAATTGAAGACACCTGTACCAAATGGTTGCATGATCATCCAAAAGCTCATTACAGCGAATGGAAAGAGGTGTCAGAAAAGCGTCTCATAGCAATGAAAGAAAAAACAGAAATATTTCGACAACAACTAGAAAATATAAGGAGGAACGGTGCGGAAATCCCTTGAAATCACATTAATCGGACTTGTAGTATTCGAGTCGTTAACACTAGCAGCATTTTTATACATCATCGTTTTTAAAACTTTTTAAAATCACATCAATATGTCAATATACGAATTAAGTACGGCAGAATTAAAAACCCTTTTGGCCAAAAAAGAAAAAGAAGAAAAAGAGCTTCTACAAAGGGAACAGAAACAATATGTCACTGAGCGTGACCGTCGAATTGAAAGCCTAATGTCAAAGGCTAAAGACCTAGCTGAGATGATCACCGCTTACAAGGCTGAAGTACACGAGGTCATGGAAGAGCAGGCAGCTAAGCTTGCCGGTTATGGTAAACTCAACGGCAAAAGCAAAGGAGGCTTTAGTATCACAAATTCAGGCAGTGATCAGCGGATCACTCGCCGCAGGGATACCGAACCTACCTGGGACGAACGGGCTTTGAAAGGTGTTGACCTGATCAAAGAATTCATGTCTTCAGTAGTGAAAAGAAGGGATAACAAGCTTTATGAAATCCTGCTTAAGTTCCTTGAAAAGAATGAGGCCGGTGATCTGGAATATGCGAAGGTGTTCGGTCTGATGGAACATGAGGATAAGTTTGAAGATCCCCGCTGGAAAGAAGGTTTGAGACTTTTGAAACAGTCTTACAGCATCAGTCTGAAATGCTTTGGATACGAGTTCAAAGAAAAAAACACAGCTGGTAAATGGGAATCATTGGTGTTAAACTTTTCAAGCTTATAGGATGGATCAGTCAGTATACACTACACTATCAAAATCAATCGGTTTACAAGGTGACCCGATTGATCTCCCAAACCTTGAAGAAGCCGAAAGGCTTCACAAGGCTGTTGTAGACGAACAGTCACCAGCTGCATTCGAAGAGATATTCAAATTGTACAGATTTGGCAAACCAGCCCAATCATTCCAGCAGCAGGAAGTTGCTTCACTGATACAGGAGGCTTTCTCGATCGGATCCAAACATTTCAGATAACCACTAATTACCCGATTAAATACCAATTTAATAATGAAAGAACTCGAATCGATTCTGTCGTATGCTATGTGCCCGATAATCGCCCTATTGTCTTACTTGTGCCTCTCTACTCTTGCCAAGTATTGTGAAAAAAGTGCCTTGTCAGATTGGAGGAAAGGAAATAAAAAAGAGAGTGATGAAGCGTAATGAGATAATAACGTTAGATCGGTTGCTAGTTGGCGACCGATTTTACAAACTTGCCGACAAATCTAAGGTCAAAGCGATGTACCAGGTAATGGATACTGAGAAGCAAGTCAGAACAATCAAACAGAAGCATTTCGCTTGCCCGGTATCTTACATCGGAACTGCTGTAGAGACTCAAAAGACAGTGCCATTACTTGGTAATATTCAGGTTGTATTCCTTAGAAATGCCTCGTCATGAAAAGGCTACTGAGTTTATTTGATTATTCAGGGACTTGGTCAAAGCCGTTTTTGGATAACGGATGGGATGTAGTTCACTGGGATATTAAACTTAGTGAGTTAATGGACATCAACATTCTTCAAGACGCTGAAACAGTATTGGACATGTTTGACACGGTAGATGGAATTATCGCCGGAACACCATGCACTGAATTTTCTGCATCTGGCGCACGCTGGTGGTCGCAAAAAGACTTAAACGGCGACACTGAAAGAGCTGTTGAACTTGTAAGGCAGACACTAAGGATCGTTGATCTTTTCAAGCCAACTGATCCAGATTACGACGATGTTTTCTTTTGGGCTATAGAAAACCCGGTTGGTAGAATGGCATCGTTGCTGGGGCTCGATGATCCATACTGGTTCGATCCATACGAATTCGCCGGATACAATGATTTAAGTTCTGATGATCTTTCACGGCTCAACTCACTTAGGCTCAAAAATGGTGATGGCATAACCAAAGATGATGCTGAATTTATCTTGATAACGAATTGTTACACGAAGAAAACAGGGTTGTGGGGAGAATTCAATCGGAAACTCAAAAAGAAGCCTATCCCTGCTATAAAGGGCAATTCGTTTGGTTCGCCGTTGATGCGTTTGGGCGGGAAAGGTGCCAAAACCAAGGAGATAAGGAGTAATACCCCATATGGATTCGCACAGGCTTTCTATGAAGCAAACAAGGACTATGTACTACCTAATGTTTATGAGGTTCAATTGTCACTGTTTTACTAGTCAATTTACTTATGGAATCAATTATTAAACACCGCCACCACGATCATTACTGGATTGAAAATGAAATGCTCTACGAGTCATACAATACGATCAGAGGCATTCGGTTCAGGCCAGTGACAGAAGTGCCCGGCAAACCTGATTGCGATCGGTATACGCCACTACAAACCGAAAATGAAATTGAAGCCGAAGTTCGGCACCGATACTATTTGGAAAGCAAATCAAAACCATATCACTAATCAAAATAACATGATACTAGGATTCAAACAACAATTTAAAGCGCCAATATTGGCGGGAACGAAAATACATAGCATTCGAGACGATAAGTCGGCTAGATGGAAGACTGGAAATTCAATACAAATGGCAACTGGCAATCAAACTAAAAATTACGATTGCTTTAAAGAGGCTGAATGCCTCAATGTTCAAGATGTTTTTATGAGCATCGTACAAGGGACTGTCCATATCAGTATTGACGAAAATGAGATTTATTATTACCCTGAGAAAGACGTTTTTGCCAGAAATGATGGCTTTGAAAACTGGGTATCATTTGTTGATTTCTTCTATCCGATTATCGAAGATAATTCAGGCGAATATTCTGGAAAACTGATTCACTGGACACCTATACAATATATGCGTCATGGCAAAATCGAACAGCTCTAGCAAATATTCACAATTGTTCGCCATATGCAAGGCACACGGCTTCGAATACAAAGAAAAGGTGTATGAGTTCACAAATGGCAGAACAACGAGCCTGACGGCTTTATCTGAAATCGAATATACATCGATGATGAAACTCTTGATTGATCTCAATGAGCCATTAAGACGTGACTGGGTTCCAAAGCCCGGCGATCCGCAAAGAAAGAAGCTATTTGCAATCGCAAGGCTGATGAAATACGGCGACAATAGGACGATTTTTTCAAGGCTGGATCAATGGGCACGAAAGCAGAAGTATAAAAAGTCATTGATGCAGCACAATCCCGCTGAACTTGATCTGCTGGTCACCATTTTTGAACAGAGGGTCTACACACATTATTTAACAACTTTAAACGAAGTTTAAATGGAGAATACACATATTTTAAACGGCGATCGACTTGCCGAACCAATTGAGGTCACATACAAAGACGGGGTGTTATCTGAGATCAGATTCCCAACTAAATATCCTTTGACACTCGTACAGCATACGGCATTTTTCAAACACATACCTTACTCTGAAGAAGTACTCGAATTTAATATGGGTCTGATTAAATTGCGGGTAGAAAAAGCAACCCCGACCCACAAAAAAATTGCTTTGTTCTGCACAATGTATTCGAGATATAAGGGAGGCTTGAAGTATAATATGCTCCCGGCGGATAAAGGAAGGATCAAGCTGATCAAGATCGATGAAGAAATTCTGACCTTTTATTTCTCTAAATCCACTGCCTTTGAGATTGTCGGCAAGGATGGAAAAGGTAAGCACTCAGTAAATAACCTGGTCACGTATTACAACCTCTTATTGCAGGAGATTGCCTCGGCAGGGAAAAGTAAGTTCCCGGATCACTGGACTGAAGCCTATGAGAACGGATTGAAAACCCATCAGGAGCGAAACGACTATTGGGCGCATCTGCGAAGCATCGGTTTAGTGCCTAAAAAGGACAGGGTGGGTAAAACAATAGACTGGGAAAAAGCCAGTACGGAAACCAGTAATTATTCCCACAGAGATTAATTATATTTAAAATGAAAGCGTAAACTTAAAATATTTCACATGTTGATAGAATTGAGCGATAAGGAAATATCAGATATCGGGTGCGGCCTACTCATTGCAATGAAAGAATTAGACAAGACCGGTACATCGCTTGACAAGGTTCTTTCAGATAGATTAGAGGCCATAAACAAACGATTAGATGAAATAAATAAATAGATAAAAGCCCTACTCAAATAGGGCTTTTTTTGATGGATAACTTTTTTTTAGGACGATTATACCAATGGTTATATTTGTAACAATGGCATACAATAGAAACAATTATGTAAAACAAGCTCGTCACATAGTTGAGATCTATAATTCTTTAAAGGAACGAGATAAGCCAGATAGTCAAATTGTTCGTGTGGAATTCCCAAAACACAATATCTTCATCAGCTACCGCACGTGGATGAATATTAAAAATCTTACCACATCACAGCTTAGTTCGCAGCCTACCTTGTTTAATTAAGGTTGATTTGCAGAGTTGTCCATGTAGCTACTAGAAAAAGTAAATCTGACCACTTTTAACCCATCCCTTCTCGGTGCCTCGTCTATTTGAGAAGTTCTTTCGAAAGGAGAATATTGCCCATTGCTTTTTCCTTGCAGACCAGTGTAAACCGATTGACATATATCGAAGTATTCTAGGCTCGCAGCGAGCATATCTTCATCCACTTCACCGTTGCTTTCTCCCGTATAGTCAAATGCTATTCTTACGGTTAACGTTACGGAACATTGCTGATTCTTATGATTGTGATTTACAGCTCTTGTAATACTCACGCTAAAGAGAGCACATGGAAATCCTACGGCAGGTTTGGTGCTATACATTTCCAGTTGTCCTTTATCTAAGTCCACCCAATTGATGCCCGGCAGGGATTTTAAATAAGCCCTAGCATCTTTAAATATAGTTTTGATATCCATAATACTAATTGTTTAATGCACCTTGGATGCGTTGTTTGATTTTTTCATTTAATAAAGAAGACCTACCCATGAATTGTCGTTTGGGCATATTGTAGGAAAACTCCTTGAAAGACATTCCCTGGCCACTTTTTGTCCCTCTTTTAAACTGCCCTTTTCTAGTTCCAGATTTTACCCTGTTCCTAACAAATGCTTCAGATCGTGCAGATCTTGTAATTAAGGAGCCTTCGTTGTGAGCCTGCGCATATGGCACTTTTGAATTACCGGCAGACATTCTTACCAGGGCCGCTGATACCACCGAAGGGAGGACAGAGTTAAGCAGCGCACCTGACCTAACCATCAATGATCCTTTTTTCACTTTTCTAGCCGTTTCCTGCCAGGCTACTCCTTCAAAGCTTTTTCGTCTGAAGTTCTCTTTAAATTCTTCGTTTGCGGTCTCTGCAATGATTTGCGGTACAAGTCTGTTGATTTTATCGTTGAACTGTACAAAAAAGTCTTCAATGTTATTTGTAGTTGCCATATTACATTTTTTGGTATATTTGATTCATTCAAAGCTTAATACTACGGGCTAAGTTTCGGCCAGCACCTTGCGGATGATGGGGGCTGAAGCGTCTGGATAACCAGCGTAAGGATTAAGTTAATCCGTTTAAAGCCCTGCATGTTCGACATGCAGGGCTTTCTTATTTTGAATGGATCAGCAATCCTCTTCGGTACTTACTAATAACATCTTTCCGTTCTGCAAGTGGAAACCAAGTTGACAAAGTGGTTACCTTACCGTTCAAGATTTTAGTGACAACGATCAATGTGACATCTTTAAAGTATTTCAAGCTGATCATATCCTCGAATGCCTCGCCTTGGTAATTGTTAATCCAAACTTCATCGGGCTCGCTAATGGTTGCCTTCATTCCGTTCAAATACTCTACTCTATAGGCTCTTTTGCCGGTTGTGTGCGTCTTATATCCTTTTGCAGTAACGACAATCGGCCTGTTATTGTAGTCCCTGACAATCTGGGTATCATCAAGTCTTTCCAAGCTATCCAAAAACTCTTTAGCATCACCAGAATATTTCGGTAGTTCCTCTTTCGCAACTTTTTTCGCATTGGAATAACTTTTCAGATTATAATCAGCAGCGCTCACTGCTTCAAGGTCTTTGCTTGCTTTGCCTGGGAACTTGTTGACATATTGCTGATTTGCCGTGAAGACTTCACCACTCTCTGCCCGGTTGACTCCCCATCCCTGCGCCTTCGCTGTTTTGAATTCCAGCGATCCCATATACTCAGCCGCTCGTGCCCGCATTTCGGCAAAATTGACCTGTTGTACCTCATGCTTCATTCTGGCAACCACATAACACCTGCAATTCCATCCATTGGGCGGAAACAGTATTTTCCAAATTGGATCATTGAACGGCAAAATCAAACCTTCCAGCTCCCGATGCTCCGCCCTTACCTTATCATCACCAACAGTTTTATATTCCCAGTATGGAAAAGTTTCGGACTGGGCCATCAACCTGCTGAATGTTGCAGCTGCCTCACCAGTGAGTAGGGCCGTCTGGTACTCGGTCTGTAAAAATTCTTCGTTGAAAACCTTGGTTACCTGTTTTGCCGCAATCAAAAATTCGTCAAAGCTGGTGGACTTTTTAAAAATGTCGTTCAGCTTCTTTGCCTCGGCCAATGTTTTACCGGCTGCGAACCTGAACAGATTCATTTCATAGGCCGTGAGTAGGGCTGGATCATCAGCTCCATACACAAAACCAATGTTGGATAGTTGTTCCCCTTTTTTACCATCCCATCCTTTTTTCAAACCTTTGGTCAGCACTTGTGCAGTGAAGGCAAAAAGGGCCACATCAAATGTTAAATTTCCGCCAGCTTCCCAGAACCGTTTTACCAGTGCATCGTTATCGAAATCATTCTTTGGTAATGCTAGATTGATATGGGTTCCTGAACAGCAGCTCTTCGCCATCTTCTTCATTGTCGCCCCGGTCTTCCCAGCCGAGGCGTTCAGAAAAAGCCGGAATAACGTTTGCAAAGATTTTTCATCATCCTTTGTTTTGGATTCACGTTTACCTGTCGCCTGGATGCCAAATTTCTCCTGCAAGTATTTCGGGTCTATATCGTAATACTGCATGGCCTCTTTGGTCATATTCCAGAGTTGTTCCAGATCCTCAGCTTCATCAAAGGCAAAAGTTAATTCACCTTTTAGAATCCCGTGTTTTACGAGTGCAGGGATAATTGTATTGTTCCATGCCTGTTCAAGCTTCGACATGTCATCCTGTACCAGATACCATAAAACCTCCTGATTGGATTCTTCTTTTGATCTGTTACCGTTTTTAGTATCCTGACCGATCACAGCACCAGAGATCAGCATACTGATTTCATTACCACAAAGCTTGATCAAATTCTCGTATACTTCCCCAGAGGTGGCTACACCTTTTGCAAATTCAAAGGATTCCGTATCGTCAATTATAAACCAAGAGGCTGCACCCATGTCGCTCATCATCTGCTCAGCTCTATTGAGCATCACAGTGTCCTGAGTATTGGTTTTCATTACCCTTGGTGGTATTCCGAATATCTCGCAAAGTTCAGCCCAGCAGCTCTGTGCAAATCGCCTAAACAGCACATGGGAAACGGCCTTGTTTACCAAACCCAAACCTCCGCTATTAAATTCGAGAATATATATTCCGTACTCGGCCATTTCCCTGTATTTAATGTTTTTATCATCGTTGTAATCAGGGAACCACAGGCCAGTAGAAGCCTCGAAATTTGCACGAGGCAGCGATTGTCCTTCCAGTACTAATTTGCCGTTTAAATCGGGTTTAAATGACAATTCAATTAAGCTGTCCCCAACGTAGTCAGCATCTAAAACCTCTTTATTAAAAAACCTGTAGATAGGGTGTTTTTTTAAAATCTTGGTTTGTTCCTCATCCTTCTCGCCATTTGGCTTGTAAAGTCCGAATTCCATTGAGATAGATTGCTGCTCTCGGTTGTTGATCTGTGAGGTAAGCAACGCATCGTTTTTAATCTCATCATATAATAACTGTAGTTGCCAGCTCCGGGGGTCTTCACTTTGCTTGAGTGCTTGGGCTCTTTTCCAAGTAGCAATATCCTGCTGCGCTACAGAAATAGCTTTTTTGACAAAAGGTAAAAACCTTTTTTCCTTTTCTTTTAAACTACTGGTCTGGGCAGCAAGGTTGGCACGCTGTGGCTGTGCTCCTGTACGCTTGTTTAAGTACTGTTTGTTTCTCCTGCTCATCTTATTCGTAGTTAAATTTAGGTCGTCCGCCTGATCTTCCCTCAGTTGTGCCAGCTATGGGTTCTGGTAAAGGCCATCCGGGAATCGTTTCACCAGTTCTGATCGCTTTCAGTTCAACCAAGGCAGATTTATATCTCATTTCTGCGATTTCGAAATCAACCTGTACGTTTGCAACGGCAATGAAATGCCACTTTGCAATATCTTTGATGTAAGTGATAAGTTCCGCATACTTCATTTGGTCAGCACCCGTGCTGGCGTAGATTTCGGCGGTATTATACCTGCCTAAGCTTCGTGCAGCAACCTGCATTCCGACCTGTAATGCGGTTTCAACTTTGCTTTCGTCATTACGACTAATTTTGTTCATGCCCTCTTCGTAGATGTGGGAGGTGAAATCCTGTTTTGTGATAAATGCCATAATTAATGCCTCATGCTTACCCGCTTGCCGTGTCGACTCGTGGTGTTCTTTTTATAAGTTCTATTTTTTATAATCCATACGCCCCCTTCCAGTGCATCGGGGCCGTCCATTACTGTTGCTTCTTCAGACACTCCGAGCATCTGTTCTTCCATTCTGACCATGTGTGGATTGCCTTTTAGCTTTTCATCGAAAACGATGTGACCAAACCTGTTCAATGGTTCCAATGTTCCTTCAATCCTGAAAAACTTGTCAGGCTTGCTTCTTGTATCGGGTGTCAGTGGAAGATGGCCTTCGGTCTTTTGCCTTTCAAAGACGATAGGAAGAATGACCTGTGTGTACATCGGATCTTGCAGATTGTTATTCTCAATCCATACCCTTCGGGGATCAACCTTATTGTCCTTCATAAATCTTTCCGATTCAAACAGCCAGTCAACGAAACCGCTTTGCCCAGTCTGATCCAGCCAAATCATGTACACGTAGAATGTCAGGTTCTTATAGCCAATTACAATCACGCATTTATGACTGGCATTGCCCTGACCTTTATCTTTGTTCGAGGTTGAAGGATCTGCATAAGCCAGCACCATATCACAGGAGGATATACTTGGGGTCTTCCCGTATATAATCTCTTTAAACGTGTCCCCTTCAGAAGTAGGATTATTGAAATACTCTTTTTGTGCAGCTGACCAGCTGATCATAGAAAGCACACGGTTAATGTGGGCCTCACTGTTTTTCTGTGGCCAGCTACTTTTCCCGTTTTTATCCCGGATGTTTACTATCTCGTGCTTATCCGCTTTCTTTGCCAGTTCGGTAATGCAGCAAAATTTGGCGATGATGTTTCCGCAGGCAATCAATAATAATGGGCCTGAAATGGAACGTGTTGGAATCAATGCTTCCATGATCCACTTTACTTTTGCTTTGATCCGCTTTTTGCTTCTGCATTCTTCGTCGGTGTCGATATCATCGATCAAAATTACGTCCGGCCTCGAGGCATCGTTTCTTGTACCCCTTGGACTTTGACCAGCTCCCAGCGCACGGAATGCAGCACCTTTTCTGGTCTTAAATTCTCCTGCTTCCCACTTGCCTATACTTTGTTGCTTACCATAATCGGCAATGATTTTTGGATTCATCTCCAACTGAGCCTTATAGGGCAATAGCAACCTTTCGGCATTGTCATAGGTACTTGATACCATCAAGACATTATCTTTCTGTTCGGTTAGCACAAGGTAGAGCACTTCCATCATCGTACGTGCAGACTTCGCCAGCTCCCTGCTCCAAGATCTTACTTCAAACCACTCTGCATTGTTGATGGCCCTTTTGGATGCGGCGATATGCCAGGGTGTAGGTGCTGAAGTGTAAAAGATTTCAAAATAGTACGCAAACCATTTCTCGGGAGTCTTTTCCAACTCCCTAACCCGCTTCTTTCTTTGAGCTTCAGTCTCATTGAGATTTAAAGGACTGGAACGGTCAAGATTTTGCTTGTACTGATCCCATAGATCAAGGTACTTTTTGTCGTTAATCTTTCCCATTACTTGCTTTTCATCTTGATCAGCGTATCACAAAGTTCAGTTACCTGTTTAGCGAGGGAAAGACTTTCGCCACGTGCCAATTCAATCAGCTGCTTGGCTACTTCATAGATTTCACCAACTGAAGTTTCCACTTCCAATCTGTTAATTGAGGCTGTGATTTTTAGTAAAACATCTGCCTCCTGGGAGGTTGGGAAGTTTCCGATCTTAATCGGGTAGTCGGTCGGATTGTATTCGGGATAACCAAGGGTTTCATTACCGTTTACGTCCTTTAGCTTTATGGGCTTGAGCAGTGCAGAAGGTACATCGTAGACTATAGGACGTTTCGCAATCTGCTCATTTTGGCGCTCTAACTGATCGTAGAAATTTTCTATCTGCGTTTGCTTAGTATTAAGCAATGAGCGTTTCAGCTTCCGCCATCCATCGGCATCGATCCATTTAATCAAGGTCTTTTCTGTGGTACCTACACGTTCAGCAATTTCCTTTTGACTGAGGTTGCCAGTGGTAAAAAGCACTTTAGCATATTCCTTTTCTTGCGTCTTTTTGAGTCCCATAGTCTTCTGTATGGTAGCAAAAGTGTGGCGAAAAAACCCCCTTTGAAAATAGTTGTGCAACCCTTGCACAACTATTTCAGAGCCCCTTTTTATCACCTCATATTTGCTTCCCAACAACAACGACAACACATGCCAACATTTGTATTTAACGATGAATCAGAAGTAAACAGCTACGGCTTTTCTATCCCAAACAAAGGGATTTTAATGAAGAGATTTAAGAATAATCCTGTTATGCTCGATCAACATTACAACAGCACAAGCGCTGTAGTTGGCAGGTGGAAAAATGTAAAAGTTGAAGGTGCGCAGCTTACAGGTGATTCTGAGTTTGACTTGGATGATCCTGATGCTGCAAAGCTTTCCGGCAAGGTTGATAGGGAATTTGTAAAAGGTGCCTCAATGGGGGTAACGTTTAACCGGGAATATATGAAACAGCAACCGGATGGCAGCTGGCAATTAACCCAGTGTGAGCTTTTCGAAGTTTCTATAGTTGCTGTGCCAAGCAATAGAAGCTCCCTAACACTTTTCGCTGAGACAGGCGAAATACTAACTGAAGACCAGGTGAAGCTGAGTATCTCAGAATTAACAGCAGAGTTATCAATTCAAGAAAATAATCAAATCGTAGAAATGGAAAAATACAATTTAAGTGCTGCTGCATTGACAGCAGTCAATTTGAGCAATGCTGATGATTCAGCAGCAGTGAGTACAGCGATCGTAAACCTGAGCGCTGAGCTGGCACAAGAGAAAGCAGCCCACGAGGTTACTAAAGGTTTAATGACCGACAGCGTGAAGCTACAGGCAACTAACCTGGTAGATGCAGCTATCCTTGCCGGTAAGATCACTGCCAGTGAAAGAGACGAAACGATCGCTGAGGGAATTAAAAACCTTGCTTTTACTACAAAGATGCTGGGATTGCTACCTGCAAAGAAAACCCTTGGTGCAGATATCCATAATACAACCGTGGAACTGGAATGCAAAACACCTGATGATTTCCAGAAAATGGATATCAATGCGCAGCTGGCGTGGAAGAGTGCAAACCCTGACGCTTACAATAAGCTGTTCCAAAAGTAAGGGCTGTTTAAATACTATTTAAACAGGATTAAACAAAAAATACACACAAATAAATAAACTGAATTATGCCAAAGAATTTCCCTGAAATGTGGGTTAGCCGGGTTGAGACAAACCTGACTACAGCAACAAACGCACCTTGGTTGGATGGTATTGCTGAGCTAGATACAGAGATTATCGAGGTGGGTTCAGGTACGGCTACAGAGGCGAACCTGATCCATATCCCGACTTCTGATTTCGAGCCGACAGTATTAATCAACAACTCTGCCTATCCTTTAGCTCTTGAAGAGTACACTGATGATGAGGTGATCATCAAATTGGATAAATACCAGTCACTTCCAACCACTTTGTCTGATGATCAGGTATTAGGGGCTTCTTATCCACGTATTGACAGTGCAACATCTGCTCATACCACTGCGATCTTAAAGAAGAAATTTGCGAAGGCTATCTATGCATTAGCGCCATCTACCAATACAACTGCAACTCCTGTTGTATTAACTACTGGGGCTTCTACAGGAACTGGTGCAGGCAACGCATTGCGCCTTGTCTATGATGACCTTGTGTCATTGAAAGATAAGATGGACAAAGCCGGGGTTGATGTTGAAGGTAGAAGACTGGTTTTAAGCACCAGCCATTGGAATGATTTGCTTTTAGACCGTAAGAATTTCGGTGATCAGCTGGTAAATTATAAGACCGGTGATCTAGCGCCAATCATCGCAGGCTTCCAAATCTTCCAGTACATCAATAATCCTAGTTTTAACGGAACTGCAAAGTTAGCTTTTGGTGCTATTCCTACAGCAACTCAGTTCCAAGGATCTGTAGCTTTCTGGACTTCCAACGTTGCCAAGAAAACTGGTGTAACTAAGCAGTATTTCCATGATGCGAAAACTGACCCTGAGAACCAGGTGAACAAATTAAATTATCGCCATTACTTCATTGCGTGCCCTAAACGCTTGAAATACATTGGTGCCATCGCTTCTGGGGTTTCAGTAGCATAACTCAAAAGGGTTCAATACAGCGGGTCGGTAAGCCGACCCGCTAACCTTTACACATTCAACATGAAAAACGGAAAAGCAGTTCTAACATTTGCAAAATTATATTTGGGCTTCGCCTATGTCTTCGGGGCCTTCGTTCCTAAAGATTCAGAAAATTACAAGGGTGCCTTCGACTGTGCCGAGTTTGTAGCTTTTTGCGTCTTTAAAGTTTACGGCTTCCTTTACGGTTGCGATACGTCAGATGTGACTAAAGCATCTAAAGCAGATGCCTATACCGGGTATTTCACCCGTGATGCATTGGCTAAAGGAATTGTTATTCCAGTCGATCAAGCGATCAACACCCCTGGGGCTATCTTATTGAGATCACCAAAGGTTGGTGCCATCGGGCACATCGCATTTTCTAGAGGTGATGGGACGACCATTGAGGCACACTCTACGAAGTTAGGCGTGATCAATTGGCAGGCGACCGGCAGACGCTGGGATATGGGTATACTGTTACCCGGCATTAACTACGAGCTTTCAAAGGATGTGAAAAATTCACTTCCTACAATAGTCTACAGATGGAAATCACCGCTGATGGTTGATCCATTCATCGGTAAAATACAATCGGCTTTATCCAAAGCAGGGCACGATCCCAAAGGGCATGATAACAAGTTTGGCGAAGACACACATAAGGCCGTTGTGGCCTTCCAGAAAGAGAAGGGTCTTATCGCAGACGGCGAAATCATGCCCAGCGGTGAAACTGCAAAAGCTCTGGGTATTAATTTATAACCACCGTGATCAATGGCCGAAATAGAAGAACAACAACATCAGACCGAGCTTTTGGAAAAGCTGCCCTGGCCCCGAATCACCATCATACTAATATCAGCCATTAGCATTCTTTTTAGCAGCCTTATGTACTTGCAGCGGAATAAGGCCACAGAAGACAAGGACAGAGAAACAGAGCGGATTGGATATTTAAGAATTGAGCTTAATAGTAAAGATAGGGCGCTGGCCCGTAGTAATGCGGAAAAGGATAGTTGCAACGAAGGTAAGGTGATCATGATCACTCAAATGCTCAACAGGGAACTGGCTTTGAAACTCAGCAGGGACACTGGACAAACGGTAAAGAAAATTGTAGAGAGCCTGTTGAAGGCTTCAGAACTTAAGGATAAACAAGCAGGAGGAAATTCCAAATGAGAAAGTTTTTGAAATATACGTTCGCTGTGCTGGGCTGGGTTCTGGCAGTGATCGGAACCTATTGGGGTTACACCCACAGCGATGGTACTCAGAAAAAACTGCAAGCGCAGTTAAGTCAGGTTACTGCCATCAAACAAACTCCTGTCGGATCATTCGTTGATCAGGAAGGCAGGGAGCATATTAAGTATAAGGATGGTACCGTGGCACCTTTGCCAGAAAACAAGCCTCAGCAAAACCTTTACAAGTTCCTGCGGGATAGCGTAATATCATCAAGTGAGCTTTCGGGTAAATCTGATGTCACCATTACATCGGTTTCTAAAGTTGAAACCAAGACTACTGGTGAAGTTAGTAAAGCTGTATTAGACTCATTGCAGACCCAGCAGTCGATAGCTCTGGATAAGTGGATGACTTTATACCCCGACAAAAAAGGAGGTTTTACCTACGCCCTGAATAGTGGTTTGAACAATGCAAGGTATACCGAACGAAGTGGATTGTTTAAGTTATGGAAAACACCTTACATCAGTTTCTTCAGTGATAATCCGAAACAAAAGATTACCGGCTATTCCAAGTTTGATTACCCATTGCCAGTCGTACAGCCTGTATTAAAAGTATATGTGGAAGCTGAATATGATATTCCCAATAAATCACCGAGAAGTGATTTAGGTGCCAGTATCAGGCTGGGTCGTGTTGAGGTCATCGGTTTCGGACGATTAGGTTATCAGGTAAACCCCAGTACTCCACACTTCAATTTTGACACCAAATCCTTCGCACCCAGTTACGGTGTAAAGCTTAAATACAATTTTATAGAACTCTAAATTATTAAAATGAAAAACACATCAAGCCGTGCAGAAATCGCTAAAGTATTATTTGCACAAAACCCAACAGTAAAAAGTTTCCACATGACCTCGGACGACCAGGCATTCCATCAATCAAACGACGCAAGAAACCATGCTAAAACTTTGGATGATCAAACCGTTGATGAAGTTTTTAAAAATTCACAGGCATTGGATGAATCCAAGCAGGAGGTTACAATTGACAACTTGAAAATAGTGATCAATGCAGCTGGCGTAACCGATGATAACGGAAAACTGGTCGTTACATCGGAAAGCACAGGTCAAGCAGAGCAGGCATCTGCTACAGGTGCTGCTGTCACTAAACCGGCAGCAAAAGGTAAAGCAGCTGTCAAAGCTTCTACAAAAAAACCAGCTGAGAAAAAAACTTCTACGACAGCAAAGGAACCGATTAAGCCTGTAGAAAAAACCAGCGAAAAGGAAGTTGTTAAAACTGAGACTTTGGCTGAAGATAATAAAGATGAGAAAGCGTCAGCGGATACTGACGGGGGTGCTGATACCAAATAGGCTCGCCATTGCCGAACGGTTTGCAGCATCCTGCAAACCGTATTTAAACACTGTTTAAACGTAAATTAAATTATATATAAATGTCATATTCATTCGGTATTAAATCCGCCAAAAGAGGCGAAATCGACCCACAAACAGGATTAGGAATTAACATGGTGTCTGTTGGTGATATCTTCAAGGACACCTGCGATTTCACCAGGGCTGATGCCACCAAAACACAGCTGTATTCTGAACAGAGCCCCGATGCAGCCAAAGTTGAATTCAACAAAAAAGGTATCGCCAATATGAAGTTCAGTTTGATGAACACTGAAGCTGATCAAAAGAAAGCTTACCTGGGCGGCACGGTTACCACGCTGGAAGGAACGAAAACATGGAACGAGCCGTTAGGATCTCCTACAATCGTTTATTTCTATGAGTTTATAACCACCGATGGCCAGGTGATCAGGGTATACAAAGGATCGACAGCAGGTAAAGAAAATTACCAGTTCAGGGATCAGGGTATTATTCTGCTCGACATCTCTATTACTCCACTTGCGCCAGACGTTGCTGGATTACCTCCAACAAGCGCCACGGATGCACCAGTAGTTGCAGTCTAATTATGGAGCGGTACAATGAAAAAGCTGCCGCAGACATCATTTTGGATAGGGGCGTTAGGATAAATATCCCCGCCCCTTTCTTTTTAAGATGGTTCGGTAAGAAAGAATTTTCTTTCTCGGTGAAAAGGCCCCGGTATGGCACTGGACTTAGAATCAGCAGTTATTACATCGGCACTGAGATAGCAGACGAGCAGCTGGACAATCTGACCACCTACGGTTCATTATTACTGTATAGGGATCACGGGCAGGTCATCTGCAAAATTGTCGCCTGTGGTATACTGAACAGTTGGGCTTCTGGGTACTTATTTACGAAAGTATTAGCCTGGTACCTAAGTTGGAATTGCACTGAAGAAAGGTTGTGTGCTATTGCTGATTTCCTTGTTGTCTTTGGAATTGCTAAACCTTTTATGAATACTATCAGATCGGTAAGAATGCTGGTGATAACGAATCCGAATCTGGGCCAAATGACTCAAGGGAGTTAATTGCCTACGGCATGCATAGCCCTTGGGGTGCGATGTATCCAATCATGGAAAAAACTGGTTGGACATTGCATTACATATTATGGAAAGTTAGCTGGGCTAACATTCAATTGATTTTATCTGACTCCCCTGGTGTCAGAACAAAAACTAAATCCGACAAGATCACGCTAACTGGCAAGCAGGCGGCTGACATGTTCAACTAAATATAGCATGGATAATATAGAAGTTAACGTAGATTTTATTATTAATAATCCAGAGGTGATGGCTGATGCAGCCAAAGTCAAAGCTGATGTTAGTGGCATTGCTGATTCTGCTGAAAAAGCAACTGAGCGTGTAAGTAAGAGCGTTAAAAATATCTTGACTGATACTGAGGCCGAAATTGAGGCTTACCGAAAAAGCGTTACTATTTCTGAAGGCAGGGTTGCAACTGATGGTAAGAATGAATATATCAGAAGCCTAAATGAAGATTTAAAACTCGGAATTATTACTGCAAAGGAGTATGAAGCTGAGTTGCGTCGTATAGGTCAGCTTAATGCTAGTGATGGATCACCCAAAACAAACACCCCTTCCTCCCAATCAGGATTTTCATCATCCTACAAACGTATGGCTGCTGAAGGTTTACAAATTTATAAAGAGCTAGATCCTGCCACCCAAAAACTCATCCTTCGTAATATTGAATTGAGGGAAGAGCTATCACAAGTTTCAGAGGCGCAAAAGGAGCTTAATGAAGCTTTTGCAGATGGGGTGATTGCCGGCCCTAAATTAAGTCAGGCACAGGCAGCGTTAGCTGCAAAGGAACTGGATCTTAAGAATTCGATCAAAGAGACGACTGCTGAATTAAAAAAGCAGGCTGATCAGGCGGCATTAGCTACCCAAGGCGTTCAAGATTCGGGCAAAGCGGGTTATGAGAAACTTGGCAATTCAATCAGTAAGCCCGTTGGTCAGCTGTCAAGACTACAGTATGCAGCAAAGGCATATGAAAACATGGCCGCTTCTTCCTATAACCCTGAGATCATCGCTAAATACAACAGGAAGCTACAGGAAACTGAAGAGCAGATTTCCAAAACCAAGAATATGGGGAAGGAAGGCTTTGATGAAATGGGTAATGCCGTTGAGGATAATTCGGTATCTATCGGCGATGTTTATGGAAAGGCTAAAGAATTTGCAGACATTCTCCCAGGTATAGGTCTTGCTGGGATTCTGGCATTCGCATCTGGCCCTATATTAGAATACATAGACTCTTTGAATCTTTTCATCGCAGAGGCAACGGAAGCGGAAATAATTGCAGAGAAAGTTGGACAAGCGTTAAACTCACCGAACTATTCTGCTGCTGTAAAAAACGTCAGTGAACTGAAGTTGAACATTGGCCTGGCAAAGGAAGGGCTTTTAGACAAGACCAAAGTGTTGCACCAGTACAATGAAAGTATCGGCAAAACAACTGGACAGGTCAAGTCATTAAATGAAGCCGAGCTTGCCCTAAACAAGAATGCGGACGCTTATATTAAAGTCACACTCTTAAAGGCTGCTGCACAGCTGGCATTGGAAGATGCAGCAAAGGAGTCATACGCCGCTGAGCAAGCACGTCAAAATGGCGAGGCTGATAACGGATTGAAAAACAAAAACCTTTCGGTCTACGATAAGTTAAAGGCTGCATTTGTTCAAGATGTTAGTTATGAAAAGAAGCTGATCGGTGAGCGAACAACTGAAGCGGTAAAAGCATCAGAAGACGAAGCGGACGCAAAAGAAGAAATCGCAAAGAAATTCCAGAAAAGGGCGGCAGAAATCTCCAAAAAATACAAGTTTGATTTTTTTGGCGGTACAGAAGATGGTAAAAAAGCAACTGATAATACCCAGTCAATCCTGAATGAACGTCAGGGATTGCTGAATAGAATGGCAGATATCAATGCCGAATTTGCACGCAAAAGCAAAACTAAAGATCAGGAAGAAATTGATGCGGTAAAGGATAAATTCCAAAGCATCCGTAGAGAGATCGAAGCCTTTAATCTGAAGAACCCGAAGAAGGCGATTAGCCTGGTTGATCTGAATAATAATGAAACACAAGCGCTGACTGATCTTCAGGCACAGCAGGCTGTTGATAGAACACAGATTCAGATCGAGGCACAAAAACAAATTTTTGATCAGTTCGAACAGTACAAGTTGGATTCTGGGGTAAGAAAAGCACAGGAGCGATTTGGTGCAGAGCTGAAGGGCTTTAAAAGCTACATTGATTATCTGAAGTCTTTGATCCCGGATGCCACTGATACAACAGCAGGTGCAAACGCAATGCGTGATTATTTGGCTAAGTTAATTCCTGCTGCTGAAAAGGAACAAAGTCAGAAAACATTTGATAATACGACCAAACAGCTTAAACGGATACTTGAAGCCACTGAAACGGCAGCACTTAAAAAGATTGAGATTGAGAAAAAGTATAATGCTGACGTGCTCGCACTCCGTAACGACACGACCATCAGTGATGTGGAAAGACAGGCTCGGATTAAAAAGCTGCAAGAAACCAGACTAATTGAATTAAAGTCAACCCAGCAGCTCGCCTTTGAAGAAACGCAGTACTATAAGACCGCAATGAAGGACGTAACAAACGCCACTTTAGCGGAACTTAAACTGCGTTTAAAGGAAGCCAGAAAAGAGCTGGCCAATGCCAACCTGACCCCGGAAGAACGAGCGGCAATGCAAGGGAAGTTAAAGGCTGCTGAAACTTCTTTAGGCGATAAAGGATTTAAAGAAGATCAATATGGGCAGCTGATCAATCAGAATTCTAAAACCACAAAACAGGCAGAAACTATTGCCAATTATGCCAAAGCAGCTTCAGGCTCATTTTATGAAATGGCGGGGGCACTTGCTGATATCGCTCCCGGAGCTGCTGCTACAATGGAAACGCTTGGTGATCTCGCCGGTGTTGCCGGTGATGCTGCCGGATCTGTTGCCAGTTTTGCTTCAGGCGATATCGTTGGTGGTGTAACAAAGGCCGTGTCAGCTGTGGCTGGTGTTTTCAATATTGCATCTAAAGCGAGAGAGTCTGCACGTAAGGCTGCTGAAGAGTTGCGGACGTTTCAGGATAAGATATTTCAAGGGGAAATTGCACTTAACGTAGAAATGCGTGCTCGTGCCCGAACCCAAAAAGATATAAATGACCTTACCAGTATCGAGTTAGCCGCACGTAAGCAGTTGCTGGCAACACAAGCTGATCAAGCCAAAGTTGATTTTGATAAACAGTTGGCTTTAGTTCAGAGCGGGCAATACTATAATGGTGATAACAAAACTGAGAAGTATGGCGGGGTTTTCGGTATCGGTAAAAAAACACGAGTAATCTATGGCACTTCTGGTCTTCAGGGGCAGAACTTTGACCAGCTGGAAGCATTGTCAATCGCAGGTAAGCTTGATGAGGCGACCGAAAAGCTGTTTCAGGATCTTAAAAAATCCAAGGCTGAAATGGATGCGATCGGTGAAAGTGCTGAAGATCTAGCAAGCATCATCACGGATAAACTTACAGGTGGATTAACAGCTGATAGTATATCCGGCACCATTGTTCAGGGCTTCAAGGAGGGTAAACGTGCAGTACTCGATTTCGCTGACGACGCTCAGGAGATAGTTCAAAATGCCTTATTGAGCGCTTTAGCATATAATATGTTGTCTGAACCGCTCAAGAAATTGGTAGCCCAGTTTGGTGAAGATGCTCAGGACGGCTATACAAATGAAGAGCTGGATAAGTTCAAAACAGGTTTGGGCACCGCTACTGACACATTTCTAAAAGCTGCTGAGGCAGTAGAACAAACAACTGGAATTAAGCTTAGCTCAGGTTCCGCCAATGCATCTGCCGCTACAGGAGAACTTAAAAAAGTGCTAACTGAAGATTCAGTGAATGTCTACATCGGTATTGCCAGAGGAACCTACGACCTACAGAAACAAACGTTGACGATTATTAAAGGTAATCCCCAAATATTCAGAGATCAGCTATTGAGCTTAAAAGCGATTGAAACCAATACCGGAAGGATCGCAGTCAATACAGATAGTCTGCCAGGCAAACTGGATCAGATCATTATAAACACGAAACCAGAGAGATCGAGAGATTAATAATTAAAGAATGAACGCAAGCAAAATTTATACGATTGATAATCTCGACTACTGGGATGCTTTTGGTTACATGGTTGACTCAGGCAGTGATGCTTTTTTGGCTCTCGCTGATTCGAAAGAAGTTTTCAGTATTGACTTTAAAGATCAGCATGGTAAACAATATGACCTTAGCAAACGGTTTTTTGAAGACAAAACAGTAACTCAAACAGGTTATATCATAGCAAGATCCAAAGCGGAATTTTGGCAAAAATATATTGCGCTGTGGAATCTTTTGAAGAGCCCCGGTGTAAGAACAATTTACTCCTACGAATTAGAGCAGAGCTTTGCTGCATTCTACTTGAAATCTCCGGGAGTCAAAAGATTCACTCAATTGCAGGGTTACCCGTCACTAATCGCAATGAAACTTGACTTGACATTTCAGGTAATGTTTTTAGACTTCCTCCAACCGGAAGCGCCTAACAATATTTTATTACCCGCACTGCTACCATTTATTTTAACACCATCACAAAATGAGTAAGATAACATTTACAAAACAAAACGGCCAGCCTATTAGCGGGCCAGAAATCACTGAAATTATTAATTCCACAAATGCACTTTATGATTTGCTCTTTGCAAACGGTGTTCCTGTTAGTGGTAAAGTACTTTCTAGTAATGATTTTACGACAGCCCTTAAGGAAAAGTTAGAGTCAATTACCCCTGGGAGCGGCAGCTTGCCATCTGATTTCTTTGTGGGTGACAAGATGAATACGAAATACTTAGAAGATGTTGATCTGTCCCCTGATGAATTTTTTGAACGCCCTGATGGTGATTATGGAATCCTGAGTGTGACGAGTAATACCACGACAAAGCTAACTGAAGCGCAATTGAATTCTGCATACGGCACCAAGCTAAGTGGCTTTATTGTAAAGGCTCCCTTCATAGCCGGCGGTGGATTGGAATACATCAAATTCATTACCAATGGAACTACCACATGGAGGTCTAAAGCCTATGCCACAGTTGATGCTGGAAGTTCCTTACCTGCACAGCCAGCGATGACTGCGGCGATGATCAATGATAATGATACTACCAATAAACGTACGATTAGCAACTACCCGGCAGGTAAAACATTCGCTGACGCAGAAACATCTGTTGATGGTGCTGTTACTTTCCTTGCGCATACATCCAATGACTTTGATATCGGTAATGTTGCTTTAGCGCCGGGGCAGATAGTAACAAGGTTTAAGGCAAACGCTAACTTCTCGGCAGGTACCGGTTATGCCAATACAGTTGCCTACACGGTTACAGCTGAAACGAATTATACAAATGTGTCTGTTTGGCCTGGTTTATCTGGGACAAGCCTTAGCGGAAATAAGTTAAGCGCAACAAATGGAAGCTCACGATCATACAGCAACTTACGAGTTGTAGGTGGAAATGTAGCATCATTCAAGTGTACACCGATAGCTGCCGGTGGTGGTTTCTTATTCGGGCCTAATAAGGATAATTTCTACAACTTCAATGAGGCACTTTTCTTATTTAGCCAAAATCCAGAAAACAATAGGCAGCAAGCCTATGGAGCCAATGACGTGCCAAATGTCGAAACCGATAACGGATTGATATTAGCTGGTGCAGTTACATTTGTTGATTTTACTGCGACACAAATTCTGTGGTTCTATCAGAACCCAGGTGGTGCTAAAACTCAGTATGCTGCTGCCGATATCGTTGTTGGTAAGTCTTACTGGATGACTGTATTTATGGGGAATGAAGATGGTGTTGTCGATAACATTCAGCAGCGAGGTGCGGTGTCGTAATGAAGAAGTACAGAAACTACAAGTTAGGCTCGGCGGTGGTAGTGCCGCCGGATCCTGAGCCTACGGCGAATATGAAGTTTGCGATTAACCTTGCCCCAGGTTCGAATATTACAGGGATTAGCGTGCCTAAGTACAAGTACGGTAAAGAGTTCTTTGTGTCTATCGAATCTGACGATGGTATATGGAGGCAAAATGACCCTGTGGTAAATTTCATATCATCATTGACACATACAGATGGTTGTGGAAATAATATTCCTTACAGGGCTGCTATTGCTATTAATTCGGGCACGGGTATTCCTGGTGACGTCGGATATAATGCTAATTTCTTTCAAAGGGAGCAGATGCGATATTTCATTGATGTTTTGAAATGGGATTTTGAGAATCACGGCGATCTTCATGGGTCTAGCGCTACATCTGCATTGGATTTACAGAATCTACACAACAGGATATTGCTGAGAACGGGTTATAAAATGGCTTTCTGTATTGTTCCCGGATCAAGTCTTGGATTTACTATCGCTTCCGAAGAATTTAATTATTGGGGTGTAAGTTCTGGGAATGGTGATACCGCAGATCTACGCCCAATTGTTCACAAGATTATGCCAACGATAAATGGTAGGCCAATTTTTTTATTCTTTACCCGAGAATCAACAGACGAATGGGGAACAGAGGCTAACGTTGAATTTCTGAAAGATGAAATTGATTTGCTGGATACCGGACAAAGAACAGTGTTTCGGCTTTTCACCCATTCAAAACTTGATGATACTCTGTCTTTAAACGGATTCAAAAATTGGTTAAATCACGCTCATGATATGTTTGCTGATAGGGCTTTGGTATGCAGTACCAGAGAAGCTTTAGAATTCATCGCTACATCGTTCATTCCTCGTACAGTGACATATGAGCCAAACCGTGTAATAGTTGAAATCAAAAATACTGAATTCAATACTCCACAATCTGCATTGCAGCGTTGGTTTGATTTCAGTTGTAATCTCCAAGGAACAGGGGATATTACAGGTGTCGAGCTGATCAGCGGTGGTATTCAATCTTACTCATTCAATCCAGACACTAAGCAGGTAAATATTAACAAAGAAATAACTAATTGGAATTAACTATGGCAAACAAATTCACTTCAGCAGGCACGACCGTAACCTTTACGACTGCGACGGAAACATCAACCAAGATCAGCTATTCTGGTGGCCTGATTGCATCAGTGCCGGGAGCAAAAAGTAAAGTGACAAATGCAATTGCTCAGGCTGCATACGAGGCAATAAAATCATCACCGGTTATCATCGATAAACCAGCACCAGGTGAAGCTAAGGAAATCAATAACAAGGATCTTGCTGTACTTGCAGATATTGAAAAAATAAACTTCAAACTGAAGCCGGGCATTTACGCTGAGCGCTCCGATTGGAGGAACCTTAAAGACGTTTCCATCGATGGACTGGGTAAAGTACAATTTCAAACTGGCAGAAGAGCAATCCAGCTGAATGGTATGAATTTCTCAGGGCTCACGCTTTCAGGAATGAGCTTTAAAAACATACAGGATTATGTGATTGATGTATGGGGAGCTGGCGAGATTGCATATAGGCCCGGTGTTGAAGGAACCTTCATCCAAGGCTTGTCACTCATTAACTTGACTGCCGACAACTGTCAGTCTTTATTTCATATCAACGGAAGCGTGCAGAATGGCAAACAGATGGGATTGATAAAAGACTTTTCTATCAAAGGCGGTCAATTTGTGAATTCTTCAGACTGCAATAATGCTATTTACATAGGAAACGGAATGGCTTATGATATCTCAGGAATGATCTGTGACAACCTGAATACCGGCGTAGAAAACCACACGGCTATATTTCAACTAGGCGGTAACGGAAAGCTGTACAATAACAAAGTAACCAATCATCAGGGCAATGCTGCTCGGGCTCACCTTCATAGTCAGGAGGGTGTTCAGACAGTGGATATCTTCAATAACATTGTTTGGAATAGCAGGAAGTACAGTGCTTTTGAAGTTCAGTTCTTGGAGGTTATTAAGGAAAACAAAGCTCTTCCAGCTAAAGCCAGAATTTATAATAATACCGTCGGAAGAATGAATACACAGCTTGACTGGGAAGGCCAAATACTGGATAAATATTCCACCGGGGAAACTGTTGAGTTTTTCGGTAACCTGGGCTTTGAATTAAACTATGTACCAGACGGATCGAAACCAAATATCACAAAACCACTCCCGCTGGGGCTGAACATGGTAAACATGGATCAATCCAAAGCTAAAGACAATAATGTGTATGTAAATACCTGGAAAGAAGGTGTTACAGATCTCACAACTTTCAAATCACTTTTCCCAGGCGTTGGAGCCACATTGTAATTATAATCACCAAACAACTTTAAAAACAACAAATGAATACTTTGCAAATATATAGAGCCGGTGAGGTAATTGCGACGATCCCGGTCGGGATGCAGGTATTATATAAATATGCTCTCATGGGCGAGCATTTGATCAATGCTCCCGGTATTGTTGTAAATGAACCATTGCCTATTCAGTTAAATGATTATGTCATTTATAAAGGCGTGAGATTTACAATTAATACTGTTCCCAACGTAAAGATTAACCATCAGTTGGAGTATTCGATTGTATTTGAAGCTCCAAAATATAAAATGCATAATAAGTTATTCATGGATGAGGGAAAATTGGAATTTCCTTACTATGGGGATGCTTTACTGCATTTAAATCTTCTTTTGGATAATATTAATGACATCGATCCGGGATGGACTTTGGGTGTGGTTGACGCTACAGTTGAGCAAAGTACTTTCTTCTCAAAATTCAGTTGTTATGAAGCGCTCACAAAAATCTGTGAAGACTTCAAGGTGGAATGTTACATACAAAATAAAGTAATTAATCTGGTCACTAAAGTTGGAAGGGATACGAACATAAGTTTTGAGTACGGACGAGGTAAAGGGTTACTGGATCTTCAGCGCACCTACGTAAATGATAAAAATGTTGTAACTAAAGTTTTTGGATTTGGTGGCGAAAGGAATATACAATCATCGTACAGAGGAGGTGAGCCGAAACTAACCTTTGAAGAACGCTTTCTGACGAAAAACACCGATCTATTTGGTGTGATCGAAGGCTTTTATGTGAATGATGAAATTTATCCCCATCGTGATGGTACTGTAGATGCGGTAAGTGATGTGTTACCCACATCGACACTTTTCACAATTACAGATCAAACTTTAGACTTCGATTTAAATACGAGCTTTGTTGCAGGATCTGAACCGAAAATATTATTTAAAACTGGGGAGCTTGCCGGTGAAGAGTTTGTGATCACGAATTACAACAATGTAACCAAAGTCATAACCTACAAGTCTGGTGAGACAGTAAATAAGGTCATTCTTCCAAATACCTCTTTGTCCGCAAATGTTGGCGATAAATATACCGTTGTAGATATCAATCTTCCAGCAAAGTATGTCACTGATGGCGAATTAAAGGTTAAAACTGGTACGCAAGAATATTTGGATGACAACTCAATGCCAGTGGTTGAATACAGCGGTACGATTAATCCTATCGAATATCGTGACAATGGTCTGGAATTATTGCCGGGTGACAGGATCCAAACAAAGGATGTGAAACTGGGTGTAGATGCTTCAATTCGAATGACATCTATTGCTCATCCCATCTTATTTCCTGAATTTTTAGATAGCGACACGAAAATAGATGTGGTGCTTTCTAACTACATCACATATACTGACCAAAAAAGGGCAAAAGCAGAGCTTGTAACGACTAAAAACGAATTAAAGGTGGTGAGCCTTAAGAGTGCGCAATTAGCTCGTAGAAACACGTTAAATCTGTTTGAGTTGCGTGATTCAGTTGTTGATCCTGAAGGGAACTATTATGGTGAGAAAATCAAGCCGAATAGCATTGAAACATTGGCGTTATCTGTAGGAGCCAAAGCAACGAATTTTAGGCTGTCAGGCATAACGCTAAATCCAAATAATCTGGGCAATCCAAATTCATTTGCAATATCAGCAGGTCAATTGATCCACTACAGCCTCAAAGTCGGTTCTGAGTTCTTTTGGGAGATGCAGCCTTTTACCATTAACAACCTGGTACCAGCAAATAAATACTTTATCTATGCTAAAATATCCCGTACCAATCTAGTTGGGACTTGGTTAGTCAGTACAGAAGTAAAAACGGCTGAAAGTGAAGCTGGGTACTATCTTCTGCAAGCTGGTGTTCTTTATGCCGTGAATGAAGGACGAAGGGATCATGACATTACTTCAGGAATGATTTTCATGATCGGCGATCAGATTACAGCGGGAAAAATACAGTCATTGGATAAACAGACTTACTTTGACTTGACTACTGGTGAGATCGGCGGAAGAATAAAATTCACTTCATCATCTGGGGCATTGAAACTTGTTTCAGAAACAGATAATACTGCAACCTTAGCTCAAGCATATTCACTAGCCGCTCAAATTACTGCGGATGATGCTAGGGATCAGGCAGTGCTTTCCTTGCAGAAAGTCAACGACATGGCCAATGATGGTATCCTAGATGTCTCTGAAAAGGTCAATGCATTGAAAGATTATCGTGTGATTCAGGGTGAGATTGCAACTAATGTTGCTTCAGCTAATAATTACAGCGTGTTTACCGTTGAATACACCGATCGTTATAATGACCTTGCCAATTATTTGACACCTCTTTTCTCGGATTTAACCGTGAATAGTCCGATCAACCGTGATCAGTACATTTTGCAATGGACGAATTACTATACTGCACGCCAGAAAATGCTCAATGCAATTTCTTTGGCAGCAAAAGGGCTGATTGATAACATCCAAGTTGGTGGAAGAAACCTGCTCCCAGATAGTAGCTTCGAAAGTGGGGTCATCAAGGTTGGTAATGGTACTGTTTTAGCAACAATCACCCCTGCATCGTCAACTAATGCTGTGAACTCAGTAAATGGGGACAGAGTGTATTACATGGAGGGGCAGGGTGATGTTTATTCAGAACTTATCAATACCTCTCCGGCGGTTATTTCCGAAAAAAAATATACTGTGTCTTACTGGTATAAGATGGTTGGGGACATTTTTACCTCTTCCTCCTACTTATACCACAATGGACAATATCGAAACTTACCGTTAGACAGTGCTCGCCAAAATGAATGGGTGAGAGCTTCATTCGAGTTCACATCTGAAACTGACAATCTCGGTTTTTTGAGATTTGGTTTTCAATCTAACGGATTTGCTTGGTTAGCGATTGACTGTATCCAGGTTGAACAGGGTGATCTTACTGATTGGCAGCTGGCGCCTGAGGATATTCAGAAGCAAATCAATGATATAAACTTTGGTGGAGTTAATCTTCTCAAAAACTCAGGTGACTTTGCTAATAATTCGTACTGGAACGGTACTCAAATGTTAGGCAATGCTCCTGATGGAACATTAGCTATCCATGGTTATATAAGAAGTGGTAATTTCTATTACAACGATCGTGTAGTTTTGAAGCCTGACACAGTATATACCTATCAAGCGGAATTGTATTTAGAAAGCACTACGGGTGCGAATCAGGAATATGACCCAACGTACCCCTTGCATATATGGTTGGGTGCAGAGTTTAATAATAACGAGCTGTCTAGTCAGATGACGCGGTTAAGTAGAGATCAGACGGTGAATTTTAATACTTGGAAACGTTATTTTATAACCTTTAGGACACCGAGCACTGGTGCACCAATGTATATGCGTCCGTGGGTTTACGGTGGTGAAAACGGTGATTTTAATTATGCGTACGCTAGCCACTTTATGGTTGCCGAAGAGTCGAAACCGACAGCATGGAAAAAGTCAGCTTTCCAAATCACAGCCGAAACCAATGCCCGTGCGGAAGTAGCTAAAAGCGCAGCCGTACAAGAGGCTAATGCATTTGCAGAATCTGTTGCTTCCAGTAAAGCAAATGCAGCTCAGGCGGCGGCACAATCTACTGCATCAAATGACGCACAGAACAAAGCTAATGTTGCATATAATAATGCGGTTTCGGCTTCAAATTCCTATGCTCAAACTGTTGCGAATAACGCAGCGTCCGCTGCACAGGTTGCTGCCGCGGCAGATGCAAGTAATAAGGCGAGTCAAAGTTACAGTGATGCTCAGTCATACGCCAATGTACAGTATAACAATCTTACTGGTCAGTTGAAAACAATGGCATATCGAGATATAGAAGCGGTTGACGGGGTGGTTAAGATAGATAACGGTGCAGTTGTTGCCTTCCGTGTTGACGCTGCCTATATACGGGCAAACGTGATAAATGTTGGGTTTATTCAAGGTCTTGATTTGAATTTCGTTAAAGGTACTATTGGAGGTTGGGTTATTGACTCTGACATGTTACGAAGCCCTGGCCCAGTGAGTGTTCCTATCCAAAGCTACAAAGTTTTAAAACTTGTTGCGGTAGATCATAGCTTGGTTGCCGAAAGGTACATCTCTGGGAGGAAATGGGATGCAGGTTCTCAGCAATGGATTACTGATGGAAATTATACATTGGTTTCGAGTGTAGTAAATCCAGATGGAATAGTTGTCAAAAGCAACGGGCAGGTAACAGGCGTTTCAGGTGTGCAAGCTTCCGTGCATGTCGAGGCTTATGGCGGTGCCACACACGCTATTTATGCTAGTGCGGCAGCAGGAAAATATGCAGCCTGGCTAAATGGACGGGTTAGAATTTCAGGATCATTGGAATTGATGGATGCATTGTCCGTAACAGGAGGCCTCACCGTATCAGGCCCTACTGTTCTAAATAGTGTTGTATTAAATATAGGTGGTAGTGGAAGCACAGTTAGAATCGATACCGCTGGTCAATTATATAGAGGTTAAAAAAATGAAAATGATAAAATTAGAATTGAATACTATCGTCCTTAACGACCTGGACGGTCAGCCTGTTAATTACGGAGAGAATGTAATTAACAAAGCGTTTGGCAACGCTATTTTTACTAACAACCCTACAATTGAGATAGAGGAATTAAGTAGGCGTATGCATAGAGGTGAGGATATTGATGTGACCGAAGATGAGCTTTTCATCTTGATTCACATCAACTTTAAGTTGGCTGGATATAGCCGGTTTTTGAAAAACGGAATCAATGAATACTTATTAAATAAACTTGAAAATTATAAATCAGAAAATTATGACAACAAAAACTGACGATCTGGTGATCCAGACAATTAAAACAGAAACGACTGCAAGTTCAACTATCAACGGTTGGAATGTTACATTCACTTATAAAAGCCTCGGTGTTGATGGTAGCGAAAAGCCAAATGACTTCTCAGTATTAGGGAATAAAATGGATGGCACAGGAAGTTTTACCTATAATCTTAATCAGAATATGGATTCCTTGAATTTTAATAATGGGGCGAAGACCCGTGATAATCTAGCGTTAGTGCAATCTGTTTTAGATAAAATAGATTTGCTGACTAAATAA